TGGTATCTTCAGCCGCCTTCGCTTGCATGAAGGCTTCGTGTCTCATGGTGTCCATAGCTTTGGCCCTCCTTCGGACCAGTCAGACCAACGCAAGATGCGGGCAAGGCGCGCCTGTTGGATGGCGTCGTCCCTTGTCAGTCCTGCGTCGATGTAGGCTTTCTCGACGGCGCCCCAGTGCGGTCTGGGGCCAAGTATCGCTTCGGCTTTCTTTGGTCCGATGCCGGGCACGCCTTTGTACCCGTCTGCGGTGTCACCAGTCAGAACCTGGGTGAAGAAAAAGCGATCAGCCTCTTCCTCTGTAATCTCGAGCAGCTCATCAGCCATTGGGCGATACAGGCGGCCAGGGATAGTCTTCATGTCCTTGTCGTCGGACACGATAGTCACCTTTCCCTGGTTGCCATTTTTCGTGCTGACAATGCCCATAACATCGTCCGCCTCAAGCATCGGCCTGGATGCGGTCGCATAGGTCTCCCGCACCCAGTCGCAGAACGCGACGTAGCCGACAGGCTTGCGCGACTTGCGCCGATTGCTCTTGTAGTCGGGCCACACCTGCTTGCGAAAGTTGCCGGCGTGGTCCGACATGCAACAGAGGACATCATTGGTCTCGAGGCGTTGCTTGATGCGGTCCACCGCAGCCTCGAAGGTGTCCCTTGCCTGTTGCATGTCCATGGTCAGTGACCAAATGTCACCGCCCATGTCGATTTCTGTCTCCGCACTGGTCGTCGCCTGGTAGGCGAAGATGTCAGTGTCGAGGAGCAAGAGCATCGTTAGCTCCCTCGAGCCATTGCAGCCCGTCCTCTGTTACCATCCAGACATTGGTGAAGTGACCGTCGGGCAGCATCGTCGACAGCAGCTGCTCCGACGCACACAAGGCGACGATGTCAGCTGCGGCCCGAGCTATGTCCGACTTAGTCGTGAAGGGTCGCTGCTTGGCCGCCATCAGCAAGTGATAGACCGCCATGACAACCTCGAGCATTTCCTCCTCAGTGGGTAGCTGACCAGTCTGGTCCGACCCCGTATTCTGCGTCGATTGGGACTGTGAAGCCGAACGCTTCTCCAGCTTGTCTCGCGCACTCTTTAAGTCGATTACCGACATCGTGTTCAAAACCTTTCCGGGTGCGCACTTGCACCTCATCATGAACCCAGGCGACCAGTTCGGCATCGATGCCGCTGGCTTGCAGGTTCTCGTCTATTAGCTGCACCCACTTCTTGCAGATCAGCGCGCCGGCTGATTGCAGCAGGGTGTTCAGGGCAGCGTGTTCGCTGCGGATGGGTAGCTTGCGGAAGTCCAGGCCGATCAGGTGACCCTTGGTGTCGACCGCCGCCTTCACAGCCCTCAAAAGGGAAGCGTAAGCTGGCGTGGCTCGCATGAAGTTGTCTCGCAGTCGGCGTCCGTCTGCGGGTGTTCCGCCGACGATTTCTCCGAGCTTGCTGACGCCGGCGCCATATAAAGTGGCATAGGCAAGTCGCTTGCTCTGGTCACGATCGGCAACTCCAAAGGCAGCCATATTTGCTGTGTGGATGTCGCCTTCGAGGAGTTCTTTGGCAAATTTTCCTCCATCATTCATGAAGTGCGCCAGGCACCGCAGCTCGAGGCCGGACAGGTCAGAGCCGACCAGGACATAGCCCGGCGGCACTGTGAACAGCTCACGACACTCCTTGCCGTATGGTGCGCGTGTTGCGGGGACTTGGGCCAGGTTCGGCCCGAAGTGACTGGCGCGGCCTGTGACCGTGCCGTTGGGATTAATCGTGTGCCGCAGCAGCCCGTAGCGGGGCGACTGTGGGTCATCGATCGCTAGCTTCATCCAGGCGCTGTTACCCTCCGCCAACATGCCGATACGCTTCTGCACCAGGAAGCTGTGCGCCAGCTTCTTGGCCTCTGGATATGGCAGTGCGTTGAGGATGGTTTCGTCGATCTTGGCGTCACCAGACGGTGTGAACTCGCGCGGCTTCCATCTGTATTTCTGCTTCAGGCAGAACTCGATGTGCTTGCGGCTGTTCGGATTGAACTGGATTTCTTTGCGCTTGATGAACGGCTCACCTTTGACGTAGCCACGGGTCTTGTTGTTGACCTTCGGGATGAACTCTTCCTCGACCGTCCAGGGCGGGAACAGCTCGTTCAGCTCGTCTTGTAGATCAGCGCGCTCTTGTGACAGGCGCGCATATAGTTCGCCGGCCTTCTTCTTGTCGAAGGTCCAGCCAGCCTGACCGATGCGGTGGCAGATTTCCGCGAGACTATGCTCGAGGGCAATGCTCTGCTGCGACCAGGTTTCGGGAGCCAAATGCTTCCACAGTGCGACAGTGACAGTTACGTCCTGCTGACAGTAGTCCTGCATTTCCTGTGACCAGCTCGACCAGTCTGATGTCTCGCCATATTCACCCTTCAGTACCCTCAAGCGAAGCCCCCACGCCTTCAGGCTGTGGGAGCCATAAAGACGCTTGTGGAGCTGCTCGAGGGTGTAGCCGGCGGCATGATCATCGTCACGCAGGTTGGCGCGGATGAGCCGCGACAAGACCAGCGTGTCGGTAATCTTGATGCCGTCGGTACTGAAGTGTGGGTATAGCTTGGCCAAAACAGCGAGGTCGTAGGCCAGGATGTTGTGGCCAATCAATTCGTCGGCCTTCATCAGGTAGTCTAGTGCCTTGTCGATATCGAACGGACCAAAGGCCCGCTTTTTGCCGCTATCGAGGTCTTCGGTGCAGATGCAGTGAACAGTCGTCACATCATCGAGGAAGCCATTCGACTCGAGGTCGAAGGCTATGCGTGTCATCGGTTATCACCACTCCCTCTCAGGCGACCCCGCCGCTGCCGGCTGCGCAGCTTGTCGAGGTTCATGGTGGCAATTTCCTCGAGATCGAAGCCGATGTCGTTGGCGACCGCCGTGAGCATCCACAACACGTCGCCCAGCTCCTTGGCCAGTTCCCAGCGTTGTTCGAAGTCCATGTCGAACACCGGCTCACCGCCGTCGGGCGGTATCTCGTTGTCGCGCAGCATCTTACCGACCTTGTTCGCGACCTCGCCGGCCTCACCTGCCAACCCTATGGCCGGGTAGATCAGGAAGCCATCATAGAGGGCCATGTCCATCGCTTGCTCTTCATAGTCGAGCAGCGTCATGCCTGTTTGTTCATCGTCGAACCAGTCGGGCCTATCGTCTAGCAGTTCACGCATCGTCATCGTCTCCTTCTGCCTCTTCCTCGAGAGGCGTTAGCTGCGCCAGTACGTCCTCGATGAGGCGTCCGGTATCGCGGTTGTAGTTGAGGGTGCCGGCAGGGCCTGTCTGGCCCGTGTACCGGTTCTTGAGGATGTTCAGGTGGCGGATGTCGCTGTTCGGCTCATCCGGGTCGACCGACATCGATATGCAGATATCAGACAGCTGGGCGATCGAGTGTGAGCCACGCAGCTGACCCAGGCGCACCTGTGCGCCATCCTCGTGACCTGTGTTGCCATCGGGCCGGCGCAAATGGCTCACAATCAGCAGACCGACCGATAACTCCTGGACCAAGGTCCGCAGCTTAGTCATCGTTGTGTCGATCAAGGTCCGTTCGTTCTGCCCGAACGACTGGCCGCTGATCAAAATGGAGATGTGGTCGAGGATAACCCATTCGACGCCAAGCGCCTTCACCATATACTCGATGCGATTGCAGATCAGGTCGACATCGGTCGATCCAAAATGGTCGTAAAGGTACAGCGGCGGCATGTCGGGGCCGAATAGCATGTCGAACGCGGTCGTGATCTCATCATCCTCGACCTCTGTTCGGTCAATGGTGATGTTCTTCGACATGAAGATGCCGACCAGGCCCTGGAGTGTCCGCTTGTTGGACTCCTCCAGCATGATCAGGCCCATGCGATTACCATCGACATGTAGGTGATGTGCAATCTCTCGCACCAGTGTCGTCTTACCGATACCGCTTCCGGCTGTGATGGTGACCAGCTCACCCTTGCGCAGCCCGCGCGTTACTTCGTTCAGCAGGCTGTAAGGATAAGTGACGGACGAGGCAGCATCGTCCACACCAACCGCCTCACGGTAATCGGTAGCTGCCACGATGCCATCGGGCCGGAAGTCCCGCGCCTGATGTATCGCGTTGATGATCTCGCCGCCTTTGCCCTGCTGCAGACACTCGTTGGCATCCTTGCATGGCAGGCTGGCGATCTTCGCCTTGCCGACCGGCAGGACGGCTGCAGCTGCTTCAGCGGCGCGCAGTCCGACCTCGTCTGAGTCGAACATCAGCACTACCGTCTCGAAGCCGGCGATATATTCGTAGTTGTCCTTGATCGCCTTGGCAGCTGATGAGGCGCCATTGGGCAGACTGACCGTCGCCCATTTGTGGCCCTGAACCTGTGATGCCGACATGGCATCGATCTCGCCTTCAGTGATGGTGAGTATCTTGCCTTTGGTCCACAGATTGCTGCCGAATAGCGTCATGCCTTTGGCGTCACCGATGATCGAGAACCGCTTGTCGGCCGTCCTGATCTTCTGCGCCACGGGCCGGCCAGACTTGTCGCGGAAGGTTGCGACCTGAACTGGCTGGCCTTTGTGCGTAGTGACGCCATAGCCGAACTTGCGGCAGGTCTCCTCGCTCAGTCCTCTTGCTGGTATCGCTTGGAACGTCGCCTGGAGTAAATCTTGCCGCTTGGCTTGGTCTTGGTCCGCCAGCGGCCCGGCTGCGCCTTCATCTCCTTGGCTACCGGGTTCCGCTGGCGTATGCGTTTGGCAGCTGTAACAGAAGTAGTGACCGTCATCGTACAGGCTCCGTGCATCTGAACTTCCACAGTCAGGGCAATCTTCATGCCTGACGAAGTTCGACTTCTCCATGTCCAACTGCCCCTCCATC